AAGGATATTGCTTTGTGCAGCCGATTAAAGATAGAACTCAACTTGGCACTGACAAAGAAGAGTCTTGCATAGGCATAGTAAAGCATACGGACGGCGTGTATAGCAAAGGAGATTTAATAGGCTTTACGCCTTTTTCAACATACGAGTTTATAATCGATGGAAAAAGATTATATAGAGTTATGACACAATTTATTACAATTAAATATGAATATCAAGGAAACGAAGAAGAATATAATCCAAGCTGGGCAGAGAGCAGTGGAGGAGTTGATTAAAGTTGCTAAAGAACCTATTGTAGATTCAGACGACGATATATCAGCTGATAGATTAAAAAATGCCGCAGCCACTAAAAAACTAGCTATATTTGACGCATTTGAAATACTCACAAGAATCCAAGAAGAAGAAAACCTGCTTGAGGGCAAAGCACCTGAAGAGGGAAAGAAAAAAGTCTTTAAAGGATTCGCAGAAGGTAGATCTAAGTAATGTACAAGCAAAGTTTAGTTAATATAGTTGAACCAATAAAAAAAACCACTATTACCAGAATGAACAGAGGTAAGAAGTGGAAGTATGGTTACAACAAAGAACACGATTTAATAGTATTGTCTCACAACGGAGTTATAGGTGAGATTATAGAGATACAAAATTTAATTATAGCGCTACCGAAACCACCTAAAGAAGTATATAAGCATCCAGAAAACAAATGGGTTAAACAGGACTATCCTAAAGAGCTCGAGAGGATCAAGAACATATTCGATTGGAGGAGTTATCCGGAAAACAACAAAGAAAAATGGTACGATTACATAGACCAAGAGTTTCAACGACGAGAGGAGGGTTTCTGGTTTGTGAATAATGGTAAGCCAACCTGGATAACTGGTACGCACTATATGTATTTACAATGGAGCAAGATTGATGTTGGCGCTCCAGACTTTAGAGAAGCAAATAGATTGTTTTATATATTCTGGGAAGCGTGTAAAGCGGACAAAAGATGTTACGGTATGTGTTATCTTAAAAATCGTAGATCTGGGTTTTCTTTTATGTCAAGCGCGGAAACAGTTAATTTAGCCACTATATCAAGTGATAGTAGATATGGTATACTATCAAAATCAGGTGCAGATGCAAAAAAAATGTTTACAGATAAAGTTGTTCCTATATCAATTAATTATCCTTTCTTTTTTAAACCTATCCAAGATGGTATGGATCGGCCAAAATCCGAACTTGCTTACAGAGTACCTGCTAGTAAGTTTACGAGAAAGAAGATTACAGCGAACGAACAACTCGAAGATATTAAAGGATTAGACACAACGATAGACTGGAAGAACACAGGAGATAATAGTTATGATGGGGAAAAACTAGCGTTGTTAGTTCATGACGAAAGTGGTAAGTGGGAAAGACCAGACAATATATTAAACAACTGGAGAGTTACAAAAACTTGTTTAAGATTAGGTAGTAGAATAGTAGGAAAGTGTATGATGGGCTCAACTTCTAACGCCCTTGACAAAGGAGGAGATAACTTTAAAAAACTATACAATGCTTCAGACGTTACCTCACGAAATCGTAATGGACAAACAAAATCTGGTTTATATTCTCTTTTTATCCCAATGGAGTGGAACTACGAAGGATTTATTGATGAATACGGATATCCAGTTTTCGATAGTCCAGATCATGATGTACTCGGACCAGACGGCGAATTAATAGACATAGGAATAATAGAACATTGGAACAACGAAGCAGAGGGTTTAAAAAATGATCAAGATGGTTTAAATGAATTTTACCGTCAGTTTCCAAGAACTACAGAGCACGCGTTTAGAGATGAGGCTAAAAACTCTATATTCAACCTAGTTAAAATATATGAACAAATAGATTATAATGAAGGTATAGGTAACTCCGCGGTATTATCAGTTGGTAATTTTCAATGGGTCAACGGAATTAAAGACACGCAGGTTATATTTTATCCTGACCCAAAAGGTAGGTTTAAAGTTAGTTGGTTTCCACCTCAACATATGCAAAATAGAATAATACTTAAAAATGGTATTAAGTACCCTGCAAATGAACACATGGGCGCTTTTGGTTGTGATAGTTACGACATATCAGGAACTGTTGATGGTAAAGGATCTAACGGAGCTTTACACGGTTTAACTAAGTTTTCGATGGAAGACTGCCCGCCTAATCATATGTTTTTAGAATATATATCTAGGCCACCAACTGCTGAGATATTTTTTGAAGACGTGTTAATGTCGTTAGTTTTTTATGGCATGCCTATTTTATGTGAGAACAACAAGCCTAGATTATTATATCATTTAAGACGTAGAGGTTATAGAGGTTACTCAATGAACAGACCAGACAAACTTTGGAACAAGCTTTCAGTAACGGAAAAAGAAATAGGTGGAATACCTAACTCAAGCGAAGATATAAAACAAGCTCACGCGGCCGCTATTGAGATGTATATACAAGATCATGTTGGTCAATTAGGCGATGGTAATTACGGAAACATATATTTTAACGAAACGTTAAATGATTGGGCAAGATTTGATATAAACAAAAGAACAAAGTTTGATGCGTCTATAAGTTCTGGATTAGCTATTATGGCATGCAACAGACATCTATATAGGCCAAGCGCAAAAATTGAAAAACCAAAATTGAATATAAGCATTGCCAAATACTCTAATCAAGGTAGTGCTTCAAAGATAATAAAGAATTAATATGAGACAATTTCCAAGTCAAGTAGTTAGTGATGCAGAAAAAATAAGCTATGAGTACGGGCTCAAAGTAGCTCAAGCTATAGAGGGAGAGTGGTTTGACAAAGACAACTACAGCAATAGATATATTCACAATAGAAATAACTTTCACAATTTAAGGTTATATGCTAGAGGAGAACAGGCAATACAAAAGTATAAAAATGAATTATCAATAAACGGAGACTTGTCTTATTTAAACTTAGACTGGAAACCAGTTCCTATAATACCTAAGTTTGTAGATATTGTAGTTAACGGTATTGCAGAAAGATTTTTTGACATAAAATGTTACTCACAAGATCCATTTGGAGTTAGTAAAAGAACTAAGTACATGGACGATCTTATGGAAGACATGAGAAGCAAGGAACTAAAAGAGTATGTTAAAGAAACTTTTGGTATGGACTTGTTTAACGGACCAGCAGATTTGCTTCCTGATTCACAAGAAGAGCTTGATTTACACATGCAGTTAAATTACAAGCAAGCGGTAGAGTTAGCGGAAGAACAAGCTTTAAGAACCTTACTAGAAGGAAATAAATATGATCTTATAAAGAAAAGATTTTACTATGACCTAACGGTCTTAGGTATTGGTGCCGTAAAAACAGGTTTTAATACATCTGAGGGCGTTACAATAAAATACGTTGACCCTGCTAACTTAGTCTACTCTCACACAGAGTCTCCTTATTTTGAAGACTGTTACTATGTTGGTGAGGTAAAAACCATACCCGTAAACGAACTTGTTAAAGAGTTTCCACACTTAACGCAGGAAGATTTAAAAGAAATAACAGATTACAATAATCAAAACTCCGGTAGATACGAAACAAACCGTATGAGAGATGGTGATAACGACAGGAACAAAGTCAGAGTGCTTTACTTTAATTATAAAACTTATATGTCTGAGGTTTACAAAGTCAAGCAAACTGCTACTGGTGCAGAAAAAGCAATAGAAAAAGACGATTCTTTTAATCCAGAAGAAACTCAAAACTTTAGCAGAGAAGCAAGAAAAATAGAGTGTTTATATGATGGGGCTTTGGTTTTAGGTACTAAAAAGCTACTTAGATGGGAAATGGCAAAAAACATGATGCGTCCTAAAAGTGATTTTACTAAAGTAAAAATGAATTACGCTATGTCAGCACCAAGGATGTATGAAGGGCGTATAGAGTCATTAGTAAGTAGAATAACTGGTTTTGCTGATATGATACAACTTACGCATTTAAAATTACAGCAAGTGATGTCACGCATGGTACCAGATGGCGTGTATCTTGATGCTGATGGACTTGCTGAAATAGATTTAGGTAATGGAACAAGTTATAATCCTCAAGAAGCTTTAAACATGTTCTTTCAAACAGGTAGTGTAATAGGTAGAAGTTATACTTCTGAGGGCGATATGAATGCTGGAAAAGTTCCAATACAAGAAATAACGTCTGGTAATGGTGGAGGTAAATTACAGTCTCTTATAGGTAATTATAACTATTATCTACAAATGATTAGAGACGTAACCGGTCTTAATGAAGCTAGAGACGGCAGCACACCTGACGAAAGATCTTTAGTTGGTGTTCAAAAAATGGCTGCTGCAAATTCTAACACGGCGACTAGACATATACTAAAAGGAGGTTTGTTTTTAACGCAAGAGGTTTGTGAGTGTTTATCACTTAGAATATCTGATATTATAGAATATTCACCAACAAGAGATGCTTTCATGCAACAAATAGGCGGGCACAACGTTGCCACGTTGGCAGAAATATCACAAATACACTTATATGACTTTGGTATATTTTTAGAACTACAACCAGACGAAGAAGAAAGAGCTATTCTTGAAAGCAATATACAAGTAGCTTTAGGTCAACAGACTATAGAGTTAGAAGACGTTATAGATCTTAGAGAAATTAAAAATATAAAACTAGCTAATCAACTTCTTAAGATTAGAAGAAAGAAAAAACTTTCAAGAGATCAAACCATACAACAAGAAAACATGCAAGCTCAGGCTGATGCAAACATCAAACAGCAAGAAGCCTCTGCTCAGTTTGAGCAAATGAAACAACAGACTGTTGCTAACACGGCTATATCTATTGAATCAGCTAAAGCTGAGTTTGAAACACAAAAGATGCTAGCTGAAGCTGAAATTAAAAAGCAGTTAATGCAATTAGAGTTTGATTACAATATGAAACTTAAAAGTACTGAGGGTAATCAAAGAGCGATGTTAGAAAAACAAAAAATGCAAAGCTCTGAAAAACAAACAGAGATGCAAGTTGCAGCAAAAAAAGAAAAACCTTTTGAATCTAAAGGTAATGACGTACTAGGAAAAGGTGTTGATCTGTCAAGATTTGGACCTAGATAGAAAGATTATTAATTATTATTATATTATATTATGGCAAAAAAGAAAGAAGAGCCTAAAGTAGACAACGAAATAGGCTCGTTAAAAGTAAAAGAAAAAACAGAAGCACAACCTACAGGCAACGAAACTAAAGGTAACGTTACTAAGGTTAAAGCAAAGATGAAAAAACCTTCGCAACTTGTAGAAGAGACTATTACTAAGGTTGATTTAAGCAAACCTGCTAAAGAAGAACCAGTAGAAAAAGTTGAAGAATCTCCAGTTGAAGAAACCGCGGTTGTTGAAACTCCAGTTTTAGAAGAAGTAACAAACGAAGAAAAAGTTGAAGAAATAGCCGATGTGGTAGAAGAAGCTTTAGTTGAAGCTACTCAATCGGGCGTTGAATTACCAGAAAACATTCAAAAATTAATGAATTTTATGGAAGAAACTGGTGGTGATTTAAATGACTACGTAACTCTCAACCAAGATTATTCTGAGTTAGATAATCATACTCTGTTAAAAGAATACTATAAATCTACTAAGCCACATTTATCAGAAGAAGAAGTTGATTTTGTCATGGAAGATACTTTTGCTTATGACGAAGATATGGACGAGGATAAAGAGGTAAAAAGAAAAAAATTAGCTATGAAGGAGCAGGTTGCTCAAGCAAAGCAACACTTGGAAAGTGTAAAATCCAAATATTACGAAGATATTAAAAGCGGAAGTAAGCTCACTGAAGAGCAACAAAAAGCTATTAATTTCTTCAACAGATACAACGAGGAATCAGAACAAAGTCGTAAAATAGGCGAAAAACAATCTGAAGTCTTTAGAAGTAAATCTGATCAAGTTTTTAACGAAAATTTCAAAGGTTTTGAATATAACGTTGGGGAAAAGAAATATAGATTTAATATTAAAGATAAACAGGGCGTTAGAGAAACACAAGGCGATATCAATAACTTTATTAAGAAGTTTTTAACTGAAGATAATATGATAGAAGACGCCGCGGGTTATCACAAAGGTTTGTTTACAGCTATGAACCCAGATCAAGTTGCTAATCATTTTTATGAACAAGGCAAGGCTGACGCTTTAAAAGAAAGCATTGCAAAATCTAAAAACGTTAACATGGATCCTAGGCAGTCACACGTTGAAAATATAAACACTAGTGGCTTTACCGTAAGAGCCCTAAATGACGATAGTCCTGATTTCAAATTTAAAATTAAACAAAAATAACAATTTAAAAATTAAAAATTATGGCAATTACTAATGGTGCTTTGTTAAATAGTGTAGCTTCGCATCAGAAGCAAACACTAGCAACAAACTACATTGACTTCAACCAAGATATGGGTTGGGCTCAACAATATTTACCAGACCTAATGGAAAAAGAAGCTGAAGTTTTCGGACCGAGAACTATTTCAGGTTTTTTATCACAAGTTGGGGCTGAAGAGGCTATGACATCT